TAATCTTAATAAGTATTCTCCATCACCATCTGTGGGTAAATCAAAATCTCCAGATTGAATATAAGCAGGTATGGCTGTTTCAGTACCATCTAAAGCTATTTCATTATTACCTACTTCTTGAGCATAATAAGTTGATGCACCAAAAGTATTTGTAGCACCACTTAAATTTGAAAAAGATGGAATACTTGTTGAATTATATTCTGTTGCATAAGGCACATCATAAGTACTAGCATCTGCATATGAACTTCTTGCAAGAGTCATAGTAGACCAACTATTCTCGACATAATTGTAAACTACAGCTCTATTGTTCTGTACTGCAGGATTACCTGCGGGAGTGCCTGCAGGATAAAACCATACAATTTCATTAAATAAAGAATTATGCGAACCATATATAATTTCATTAGAAGAATAATTTATTCCTACATTTGATCCGGTAGTCGTGAATACAAAGTCTTCTACAAGTGACGGAAGTAATTTAACCGTACCATCAAATACAAAAAATCCTCCACCTGCTCCCATCCAAAATACTTTACCATCTGCGTATACGGTTGCGTGTTGACCAATACATCCACAGTTAGAACCAACTTGTCTTATTGAAAAAGTAAAAGGTGGACCAACAAACTGCATAGTATAAGCTGCTTGGTCTGTTAAAATTAGATTATAGTCTTTACCAGATACTGCTGCCACTATCTTATTACCTGTATCCAATCTAAATGTACCTGCTGTATTTATAGACGTAGGTTGATAAACACTAAAGTTTTCTTGATCACTAAATCGAATAAACATAGGATCTTGAGTTGTTGAATCTCCAATAGTTGTTTCAGTTCCAAAATGAACAACGTGTCTATCTCTATCTGAAGTTATTGTTAATCTTGATGCTGTTGGAGCACCTGTCATAATTACTGATCTTTGTTCTAGTGGATTTGAAACACCTGGGTTCCAAACAAATGTTTTACCATCTTTGACTGTTGCTATTAATTGCTCTCCAAAATTATCTAATGACCAACTACCAGGATCTAATATTACTGAAGAACTAGTTGTAGCAGATCCCCAAGTCCCTCTACCCCATGTACTTGTACCCCAACCATAACCATACGTTTGTATTGTTGGACCAATTTCCTCATAAGGATTTATTGAAGCTCCACCTGCTGCAGACATTCCTGTTCCTGTTTCAGTAGTAGCCATTTTAATAGTAAATGAATTGGTAGCTGTAGATAGTACTTCGAAAGTTAAACTAGTAAAATCTGTTGTGTTGTATCTTGTGACTGTTGCTTCTCTAACTGCTGTACCACTTGAATGAGCTGCTGCAGTGGTACTGTTTGTACCTCTTGTACAACCTGTTAAATCGTTTGAAGACTTTCCTGTATATGTAATTAATTCATCTCCAATTCTTACAGTGCCTGCTGCGGAAAAACCTGTGGAACTTGTAAGTGTAATAGTTGTAACAGAATCATTTATATCACCATTAAGCGTAGTGGCTTGTCCTGGTACAGTTACAGATGTGAGTGTAATATAATCTCCAACTTCAAGGACATGACTTGTTTTATTTACTGTTACAATATCTGATCCATTTGTAGATGTAAAAGTTGCACCTGTTATGACTGTTGCTAAAGGTGTTACATCATAAAATTTATCTTCATAATAAATATATAAAGCTTTTGAAGTACCAAGTGCTGCGTATCTATTACCTTCTAAATCTGTCCAAGTGTGTTGAGCACGTGTTGGTCCTGAAATAGTTTGTTGTCCAATAGCTGTATAACCACCTATTTTTTCTGGTTGTCCATATCTAAATCTTACAAAGTCCCCATCAATCCATTGACCTTCTGCTCCTGAAGGAGTATCTGCTTTATTAAAACCTGGGGCTATTCTTACATTTCTTAAAGGCATAAGCCATTTTACAACATTTTATAGCTTCATCCAAGTCGCAGGTGAAGGTATATTATGTTCAGATTTTATACCCTCTTTCATAGTGAGCATTATATCACCTGATATAGATAACCTTGGTATATCTTTTGTATTCTTACCTGTTTCATGAAACATCATAGATGGAAATATAATTACGTTTCCTGTCTCTGCAGGATACTCAGCTTTACCATAATTATTTTGATCCCATTCTGTAAAATATGGATCTCTTTTAGGTATAGTTAACCCAACCTTGTGTGCATCATCATCTACTAAAAACAAGTTACCTTGTTCGTGTGCTTGTGGGTAATAGACAAAACTAAAGTGACTACTCATATGTCTATGGTAAGAAATAAATTGTTCTTTAGTAGATAAGGTAGCCCAAGATTTTGTTATATATATTTCAAATAAATCTAAATTATATTTTTGTGCAGACAAACATCCTTGTATTACTTTTGATAACTCAATATATAATTCTTTAAATCTTTTATCTTTATGTAAGTTATCATCAATAGATTGTAACTTTTTTGGTTTAATGTCCGTGGTCCGTGAGTACTGAGAATTGGTTGGAGTAATATCTCTTAGTATTATTGGTACAATTTTTTTATTAATATCTTCAAAGTTTTCTAACTTAGTTATGTATATAGGATAACCAAACCATTTAGATATGTTTGCCATAAGGCACTATACTAATTTATTCGTAAGAATCTATACTTAACTTCTCCAGCTCCACCATCACCACCTACACCAGTAACACTTTCACTACCATATTGAGCACCTCCACCACCTCCACCTGAGCCACGAGTTCCTGCAGTTCCTCCAGTTGAACCACCTTGAGGTGATCCTGCACCTCCTGCAACATTTCCTGAATAAGATGCACCACCAGTTGATCCACCTATTTGACAGTTGTCACCACCACAGTTTCCATTGTTGCCACCTACCGCACCATTTCCATTATCATTAAAAGTTCCAGTTGGTCCCGATGTATTCGATGTAACATTTTTAGATGTTCCATCGCTATCTCTAAAAGTACCTGAAGTAATTACAGATCCTGAAATTGTATTTGAACCTGCGGTTCCCGCTGTGTTACTTCTTAAAGGACCTTGTACTCCACCTCCTGAAGCTGAAGCTCCTCCACCTCCGTTTAATGTAAATAAACTTCCTGCTGTTGATCCAGATAAAGTTGTGTTAGTTCCACTACTAGCACTTCCACTGTAAGCACCTGTTCCTTTAGCACCACCTGAGCCAATAGAATAGGAAATTGTTTCGCCTTCAGTAACACTAAATATTTTGTCTGATACAAATCCTCCAGAACCTCCTCCACCTCCAGCAGATTCTCCTCCAGCTTTATCATAACTAACTCCTCTCATCGCACCACCACCTGCTCCGACTCCTGCTTCAACATGAATTGCATTAGCACCTTGTGGTACTGTAAAAGTTCCTGAACCAGAACTTAATGTGGAATATGAAGTTGCTTCAAAAGCTGCAAAGACTAGTTTCCAAACTCCAGAAACTTTTGCATATATTTCGTCTGCTTCTTGCCAAGTGCCTGACACTTTTCCGTAAGCATTATCTATCTCTTCGAATGTTCCTGATACTTTGCCATAGGTATTAGCCATTTAAACTCCTATGAATATTTAAACCAAATGTCTCCATCACTTCCTCCTGAAGGACTTGATGTACTTATTGTAAATTTTCTTTGTAGTTTCGCAGCAGTCACAGCATCGTTAGCAATTTTAGCCGTTGTCACATTTACATTAGAAATGGCAGCGGTCAAAACAGCATTGTCTGCTAGTTGTGCGCTTTGGATTGCATCGTCAGCCACTTTTGCGTTTGTCACCGCATCATCAGCAATTGAAGCTGTTCCTATTGTACCACCTAATGTATCTAGTGATACTTCATTTAAGTTTGTACCATCAGCGTATGCTGCATAAATTTTTGAAGAATCTAATGTAAATCCAGTTCCCGATGCAGTTTTAATAGTAAGGTTTGTTGGGTTAGTAATTAATCTACAATCAAATATATAAAATTTTTCTATTGAGTCTGGTATTGTAACTATTGATGAACTTGCAAGTGTAATAGTTGCGAATTTAATTACCATATTTCTAGCAGTAGAAATAGATGCATTACTCATAACTAAAGTTGTAGTCGAACCACTTGATAAAGTTATAGATTCAAAACCTGCTATTGCTTGTTGAACAAGTTCTAAATTTGTATTTGTTTTAGTTCCCCATGTACCGGCATTCTCACCGGTAGCCATAAGCTCTAGTTTAAGATCTGATGAAAATGTTGATGCCATAATTTTGTATTATACCCTTTTTAAGCTGCTATATCAACTTCTGTCCAAGTGTTAGAAACTCCTTTATTTACTTCAGTCCATGTGTTGGTGACATCTGGATCTACGTTAGACCAAGCAGTAATTAGAGGACCATTTATAGATCCAGTTAATTGAATACCTGTGACTGCAACCTCTACTCCAGGAACAGCTACTGCCGTACCAATAGAAGATGTCAACTGAGAACCTGTAACATCTACAGGAGTATTTATATCTATGGTTTCTTCTCCTAAAGCAGCTGTTATTTGACTTCCA